CAAAAAGAAGCCCGCTCAGTGTGAAGCCTGAGCGGGCTAGGAGGGACCGACTAAATTCTGGCTCAGACTTCACGCTGGCAACGAACGCCGTGAATCTACACCCGGCTGAGATTCGCGCAATGATTATTTTTGGAAATTTCTAAACACCACCGAATACCTCGTTTTACCTGGTGGAATTCGAGGCACTTCATGCTTCCATTTGTTTCTGGCATCGCCATCCATTGTGAGGAGGCTGTTGGGGTAGAGCGGGAACCGTTGAACCAGGTTGCCCTTGTGGAATGCGATGAGAGCGGTGGCATTCAAGGAGAGGACGGAGATTGGGCCGGGGAAGGCTTTTGAGTCGAAATGCGGGGCCATGCCGTGCTTTGGCGGGTATTCGTTCAAAGTCACCGAGTTCGACTTCACAAGGTCAAGTAACGGAGGGATGTTTCTGAGCCATTCATTCGGGGGGCCGTAGTCAAAGCCGTAGCGAAGGATTCGGGTGCGGCCCGTGGAGCCGTCTGTGCTGGTTGGCAGAGAGTCCAACTCGCCTTTGATGAGGGCAATAAGTTGGTCTGCCTTCTCTTGGTTGATGAAGTCGTCAATGATTGTGAGTCCTGGGATCATAACGCGACTGAGATGTGGTTACTGGATTCTGGTTGGCTGAACATGGCCTTCTGTGAGCGGAATATCTCCTCAACGCAGAGAGCTTGGAGCGGGTAGGTGGCGGCATCGAAGACGTGGCGATGCTCGCTTTGTTTCTCAATGGGGGTGTTCTTGCCGGGGCGCAAGGCTTGAAGGCTGGCGTTCAAGCTGGGGCATTTTAGCTTTGAGATGAAGACGCGATCCTGGAAAAGGAGCTTCCGCATGATGTCAACGCGCTGCCGGACTGAGCCAGCGAACTTGTCCACGGCGACTAGGCGGATTCGGTTCTTAGACACCAAGGCTACCTCGACGTGCTGGCGACGCTCGCTCATGCTGTCTCTGTAGTCGAAGGATGAGCGGTCTGAGTAGTGTGTCCAGTGGAGCTTCTTGCCGAGGTGTTCTTCCCAGAAATCCATCTTGAGCAGGAAAGCCTCTGTGAACTCACTGATGTTCACATCGCTCTGGATGTAAACCAGCTCGTCAATCATGTTAAAATGTGGCACTTGAACGCCTTTCGAGTCAGGCCAGTAGTAGCGTTCAAGGATTGTGGCGGCGTGATTTACGGTTCCAAGATCCCAGCCTGTGAAAAGCTCGAAGCAGTTTTCGCTGGGGACCAGCATGAGCGGGTCTTTGTTGATGGGTGTTTCAAGCTCGCCGACGACGTGGATGATGGGCCGGAACACGTCATGGAACAAGCCGCTCCCTGATGCAGATGTCCATTTGCCAAGATAATAGCGGTCGAACAAGTCTTGGTTGTGGCAGTATTTCGAGCGGAGTTCTGAGTGGTCCTCGTCGGTTAAGGCAAGGTTGTCTGACACGAAGACTTCAATCAGGCCAAGCCGCTTCTGGCTGTTCACCATCTCCTCAAGAGTCACCGGCTTGTCCTTAATCATGTCCATGAGGACGCGCTCATCCGCCACCCTGAACGTGTAGAAAATCTGTGGAATCCAGTGATCCATTCCAGGTGGTTCTGGGTTGGTATCGAGGATCATGGTGAGCTGGTTCTTGAGCCAGAACTCCTTTAATCGAAGGCATTCGCTAACAATGTCGTAGGCTTTTCGGTTGGCGACCCAGGTGCCAGCCTCGGAGAAATAGACTGCGGAGAACTTCTTGCCCTTGAACCGGGTTGCGATGTCAACCTCGGTAGCTCCTTCGCGGAAGGATTCGAGCTGGAACACTGAAACGGTCCCGTGTTTGTTCTTTATGGAACATTTGAAGCGTTTAGAAACGCTCTCCTGATAGGGCTTCCTAACCCACTCCAAGCCGAAATCGCCAGCAATCCAGTTGGGAATTATCTCCTCGCACAAGCTCTGCCAGCATCCGCCATCAGTGGCGGCTGTCACTGTGGGCGATATAACAGCTATGAGGGCGCGGTCAACCTCCCAAGCGTGTTCAACCAGGGCGTGAAGGCAGCCGGTTGTCTTGGAAGATTTGCGGGGGCCAGAAACGCAGAGGTGAGGAGTTCTACGAGGGTTATCGGGGTGAATCGCCCAACGGATTGAATCCTGTTTTGGAAAAGTATTAGGGGACCAGTCAGGCTTTTGAGTCGGCGACATTTGCTTCTTGCAGGATATGCGTTTAGCTATAATGTTGCAAGCAACCTTATGAACACACTTACATTGGAACCCGCAAACGAAGCCGTAGCTGAAGCGATTGTGTCCAGCAATGTTGGCGATGTTAAGACGCTGGTTGTCACTGGAACTGTTACCCGTGTGGGTGAGCGGTTTGTGATGGAGGTTGAGAGTGCGCGGAGCGCGGAGATTGAAGATGAGAACGCCTTGGTTGAAGAAGAGGTTGATGAGGAAGCCGTTGAGACTCCCTCTTACCGGAAGCCTGATTACGGCTCCAAGTCCTCCCCTGTTATGGCCCAATCTAAGAAGGGTCCGAACCCCGCAATGGTTCTACTCATTGGCAAGAAATGATCTCGCCCGAGGTATTCAAAAAGCACGGATGCGACGCGGCTTCTCTGAAGAAGCTGTTCACTATCCCTGATGATGACGGGAAGAAGTCAAAGGGGAAGGATAAGGATAAGGATGAGGAGACTTCTACCGGCGAGCCGGAAGGAATTATTCGGCTTCGCAGGCTTCTCTACTCGCGGATTCAAGAGGGGCGGATGAGCAACTTGCGGGACTACCGCATCTTCGCAGCTATTGACTACGCTTACGATGCACCGTTCGCGCAGACAACCCCCACGCTGATCGGTCATGTGTTGGAGCAGAAGATGACCTACGAAGAGTCTCGCAAGGTCGTTGATGGATGGGGGTTGTCTTGGAATGATTGTTTCCGGTTTAACTACGACTCCGCTGGTCAACAGATAAACGGCAGGGACGGAAAGCCTTCGTATTCCGTAAATGCGGCGAGCCTTGTTCGGACACTGATTCCATTGGTTAAAGCCTATGTCACGGTCAGGACTGCAAAGCTCTACACTGACCGCGACCAGATTCCGCTGTTCAAGTTTGAACCGCTTCGCGCTACGGATGAGAACAAGATACTGTGCGAGGTTCTGAACAACATCATTGAGGGAATGGTGACTCAGTTCGGCTATCGCTCGGAGTTGAAGGATGTGATTCTCCACACGCTCCTCTACTCAATCTGCATGACCTTCCCGCAGGAGGCTTGGTATTGCGAGAAGCAGGAGATTGACGGAAAGGAAACGATTGTTAAGGAGGGCTTGCGCTACCTGCAACCGCATCCCACGCGCTTCTTCTATGACCTGATGTATCGAACCAGCTCGATCAATTCAGACACGGGCTGCGCTTTCACTGGGCATTGGCGGGTGGTGCGGTATGGAGAAATTCGGAGCAACAAGGCGTATTTCAACAAGCAAGTGATTCCCTTTGGGACGAACTGGTTTGAGAACACGCTGGCAGGAAACTATTTCAGCGACTTCTATCCCTGCACGATGCAGTTCCCCTCGGCTCGCCCAATCAGCGATACCAGCCGGGAGGATCGGGCTGCTTTCTACAGCTTGGCTGAGGAAGATAAAGCCATCTTCCTGACGGATATGTTCTGCAAGTTGGTCCCGAGCGACTACGGGCTTGGGACATACAAGAATCCGGTTTGGTTCAGGTTCGTAATGGCGAGCGATGACACGGTTATCTATGTTGAGCCGCTGGCCTACACTCCCAATGTGTATTTTGGCTATGACGCAGATGGTGGTCGGGTGCGTAACGCAAGCATGGCGCTTGAGCTTCTTCCGTTCCAAGATCAACTTGGCAACATCCTTAGCCAGATTCTTCTGACGGCGAAGCAGAACCTTGCGAACGTCACGTTCTACGACCGGAACATCATCAACGCTCAACAGGTCAAGAGCCTGCAAAACAGCGGCGAGACATTGCTCCGTGGGTTGAACTTCGTGGAGTTTGATGGCGAGAAGAATGCGATGGCTGGTCTTAACACCAGAGAGGCGTTCCACACGGCTACGCTTGCCAAGATGTCCACAGCGGAGTTGACGAATACGCTCAACACCGTGATTTCGATTGCTGAACGGATGCTCTCGTTCAGCGCACAGGAGCTTGGTGGTGCTGCGAGCCACCAGCAGAGCGCACAGGAAATCAAGACGATTGCCGGAAGCGTTGGTGTGCGTGTTGCCTACACGGGAACTTTCATTGATGACGGCATTGATGCTTGGAAGAAGCAGATTAGCGACGCTGCGATGGCCTACATGAACAGCGACTTTGTGGCTTTGATCTCGCCTGAAACTCCCGACTTGGAAGCCAAGTTGAAGAAGCTGGGATTCACTTTGATTGAAGCTGGTGGTGGCCGAGTGAAGGCGAAAGTTAAGGCCAGCAAGAAGGCGATACTCCCATTGATTCTGGAAGGCTTGGCCAGCACCCGTGACGGCCCTGATCGCGGGACAGACCAGAGTTCTTCGCAGGTTATGATGCAGACATGGCAGGCCATTTCTGGAAACCAGTTCCTCGCACAGGAGGTTGGTGCGGCAACCATTCTCAAGGGAATGGAAGAGGCGGCAAAACTTGGTGGTGCGCCAAAGGACTTCAAGCTCGAACTAGCCGGTCGTCCTGCGGGCGAGAATCCAGAGGGCCAGGGTCAGGGCTTGGAGCAGGTTGCCAGTCAGATACAAGAATCCACTCTGAAACAAGCCAGCGAGCTAATGATTGAGCAAGTCGTTAAGCCAGCAGCAGAGGCTATGGCCAAGCAGCAAGAGCAATTGAACGCCCTCAATCAAGAGGTGGACGCCGTTGCTCGCGGTGCCGCCGAAGCTCAGGTGGCTATCAAGAAACTTTCAGAGATAGTTCAGATGGCGATGGGGGCAGCACAACCCCCTCCGCAGCCCGCAATTCCTCCTTATGTTGAGCAACCAGTTGTTACAGATCCAAACGCAACCGCTACCGGAATCGTCCCAGGTGGACCTCCGCAAATGGCTGGCATCGCATGATAGGAAATTGGCAGAGAGCGTTGTGAAGGCAATCGGTCTTACCCACGCAATGCAAGGTGTTGGAAAAAGCCTTGAGCCTTACGGGGCTAAAGAAGCCGCTGCTAAGGGTGATTTCGCAACCGCCATCCGCTACAAGCACTTTCTCGATGTGCTTCAAGAGCTTGATGAGATGGACAACTTCGTGACTGCAAAGGTCACTCTTTAATTTATGCCAGCCATACTAGAAGAACCAACAGTAGAACTCACACCTGAAGAGCAGACTCGCTCAAAGTTGGAGGAGTGGAGTAAACGATGGATGGGTGAGAAAGAGCCAGCAGAGAAGAAGCAGAAGCCTGAGCCAGCCGAGCCGGAAGCCGAGCCGGAAGCTGAGGCGACCCCCGTTGTTGAGCCGGTGGTTGAAGAAGTTAAACCGCCGACCGTTGATCCTGAAATCTTCGCGCAAGCGGTTGGCCGCGAGGTTGGCAAGGTGCTGCGAGAATCAAACGAGCCAAAGGCTGTAGTTGAACCTGTAAAGGAAGAGAAAGGTCTTCCAGAGTCCGAGCTTCGCCGCCAGAAGAACATGGAAGTTCTGGAGACTCTGTTCCCAGAGCAATACAAGAACATCTCGAAGGAACGCTCTGAATACCTCGATAAGCAGCGCAAGTATGAGGAGAAGTGGATTGCCGATAATGAAGGCACGGAGTTCAACCCTGACGATTCTGAGCATGACGAGTTCTTCGCCAGCGACCCAATCAACAAGGTTGAGTCCGAGCATCTTGCCGAGGCTATCTCTGAGCAGCGGGTTGTTGCCGAACGCGCTCGCTGGGATCAGCGCATTGCTGAGTCTGAAGCTCGCACCCGAGTTATCCCAATGGCACTGAAAGAAGGTCGCGCAATTGCAGCGAAGGTTGCCCAAACTATTTCAGGAACCGAAATGTCCTCTATTATTGGAGCGGATGGGGAACTCAACCAGGAGAAGATTGCGGAAATGACAGAGGCAGATCCAATCACTGCCCCCATTATCATTCACGCAGCAAGGGTCGCCTCCCAGCTTGGCAACGAAGTCGTCAAACTGTTTAACGGAGCAACCGCTCTTGACTCCAATAACCAACTCCACAAGAACATCGTCAACTTTGGAGTGGCAATTGAAGGCAAGATGCAACAGATCAAGCCGGATCAATGGCATGACTCACGCGGTCGGCAGCACGCAGACTTCCTCCCTAGCACTCAGTTCCACAATCTGCCTGCCGATCAGAAGTCGAAACATTGGACCTTCGACCAGAAGGACATGATTGAACTTATGGCCCTTGATTTGGTGTCCGATGCAAAGAAAATCATAAGCCAGGAAGAAAAGAAGATGGAAACCTTCGCTAAAAAGCGTGGTTATGAAACCGCTACTACAAAAAAAGCGGTTGAAGTTAAATCTTTACAATCGCGTAGTTTCGCAATGGAACCGGACGTGCAACAGGTTTCTCCGTCATCTTCTACGGAGCCAAAAATGGCGGGTGTGAAGGGGAACCCTAAGACAAATGCGGAAAAACTACAAGATGCTTGGGCGGATCGCTGGATGGGGCGATAGTCGTTGAAACAAGCCGGGGAGATCCCGGTGGCAGAGCAGTATCAAAACTATAACGATAAAAACCTATGGCAATCTCACCGAATATCTTCGCCAAGTGTTCCCCCGCTATCGGGACGAACATCAAACAGTGCGGCTCTGTTACCATCTGCGATGCAGCAGTTGTGACGGCTGACAACATCGCCGACATCTTCCAGGATTCGGAGGGCAACTTCCGCATCATGGATTCGCTGGCCGACTACCAGCTTGAAGTTCGTGCGTGCGGCGCGACTCAGGTTGGTATGTTCGACTTCTTGATGGCCAACCGCGTGAACTGGTCCAAGCGCATCAACATGGACAAGACTCCTGGCCTTGTTCACATCCGCCCCTTCGTTCTGGCTCGCCGCAAGTGGCCTATCAACAACAAGTATTGGTCGGTGAGCGGTGGCACTTCGACCGGTGCAGGCGACTGGCGCGTGGATGTGTCCAGCCCCACTGGTATCCCGTTCGACGTTCGCTCCTTCATCACTGACGAGTATGTTTACATTCAGTCGCAGAGTAGTGCCGGTAGCCTTTCTGAGACGATGTGGAAGATTGTCAGCACGACGGTTCTCTCTGCCACCTCTGGCCGGATTCACCTCAACTCCCTCAATGCCGGATCGTTCCTCGATGCCGACAAGCTCACCAACCCCGTTACCGGCTGGCTGGTTCGCGGCACGAACAACAAGGACACGACTGAGAGCTTCTGCAACCAGCCTCCGTCCTACAACACCAACTCGGATTATCCGGCTTGGTTTGGCACCTCGCGTGCGACCTCCTGCAAGAGCCAGTTCTATGACGAGTGGCGTCAGGCTCTCCTGAAGGGTGGCAACAGCTACTTCTCCAACTACCAGGACGTTCCCGAGGCTGAAGTCAACCGTCAGGACGGCGTGGACTTCCAGAACCGCATGGCTTACGACGCCTTCTACTCGAAGCCGTTGGTTAACCAGACGCTCACCACCTATGACCAATTGGAGGAGATCACGACTGCCGCCAGCGCCTACCTTGACGTTCCCAGCGCGTCCCGCTGCCGTGGCCGTCGCGCTAACGTGGTTGGTATCCTTGAGCAGTTGGCTGAGTGCGACCGCGTTGCGGACCTTCAGGGTGGACAGCTTATCCTGTCTGACCTGTTCCGCAGCCTCTACCTGATCCTGCGCTCCCGCCAGTCTAACGGCGACATGAGCAACATGATTGACCTGTTCATGGACACCACGACCGCCTCGCGCTTCCACGCTGCGATGGTGGCCTACTACAACGAGCAGAACAGTGGCTTGCTCCGCGTCAACATGAGCCTCGGTGGTGATTACAAGATCAACAACCCGGCTCAGATAAAGCAGGCGAAGTTCGGCTTCTCCTACCGCCAGTATCCTCTGGAATGGCCGCAGGGCTTGACCATCAACGTCGTCACGCACTTCTTCTTCGATGACTTGGTGACGCAGGCGACGGTTATCAACAACGTGTCGCTGGGCCGGAACATCTGGATTCTGGACTTCCAAGGCATCTACCCGTTCACCGTGGCGACTGACCGCACCGTGACCAAGACCAACCCGGCTGCATTGCAGGGCATTGACGCCACCTACGCCTGCACGCCGAAGATCCTCACTGAGGAACAGACGTTGAGCAGCTTCACTTGGGGTATGCACGTTGAGTGCCCCCGCGCCAGCCTCATCCTCGAAAATGTCGGCGAGGCTATCCCTGATGCTATCTCGGACGACGGCTCCAGCGTCTATCCGAATGATGGTTCCGGCGTGACCACGACCCCCGCTGACTAAGCGGCGGATTAAACTAATGCGCCGCGCCGTCCGGTTTTTCTGGACGGCGCGGCTTTTTTCTTATAAATACACACCATGCCGTTGCGCTATTTCAAAAAGGAACTTGTAACTCAGAACCAAATTCGCACCCGCCACGGGAAAACTGTCAACTGGCAACTCATTCCTGGCAATACGGGCCTTATCATTTTGGATAGCGAGACGGACGCCGAACTCATTGAGGATCTTGCCGCCGCAGTTGGAACCCGAGGGGTTGTTGAGATTAACGAGCCTCGATTTAACGAACTAAAAAAAAAGCGGGAAGGACAGAAATTGCCTCAAAAATTGAGCAATTTCGGCGGGCCAATCCGAGTCATCCCCCAGCACCTCCCGGTAAAAAAACCGGCGGTTGCTCAGTCTGTGGTCGAAGGAATAAGGGGTGAGGTTGAAACCCAAGTGCAAAAAGCTGTGGCTGCTGCCTTGCAGAACACCCCGCTACCCGGTGGCGATATAGCTCTTGCCGCTGCCAGCGTTCCAGCCGCCAAGCCAAAGGCTAACTTATCCCGAGTTCGCCGCGCTAGGACCGCCTCGGGCGAGCTGGCCCCCTCTGCGGTCCCTCCTGGTGTCCCACCAGCTAATTTTCCAAGGGGGTTAGTATCCAACCCTGAACTTGTCCCAGCCTAAACCTTTGTGCCTTACACGTTCGCCCAATTAAAGGCCGAGATAAGCCCGCTCCTGTGGCCGCAGGGGGAGGCGGAGAACCTTGTTGCAGCACACAACAAGTTCTTTATTGAAGCCCTGTTGGAGATTCAGCGTTGGGCCAACTGTTTTCAGCATAACAACACGCAGCTTTACCGAGCTTGCTCACGCTACTACAAGTGTGGCGTTAATGTGATGGATGGTCCCAGCTCGGAGAGTTCGAGGAGCATTGCTAACTCCATTCAGCGGCTATCTGTCATTGACCAGCTCGACCCAGTGACCAGACGCGAATCGGCCAGTGCGCCTGATGAGTGGTGTTCTCAGATATTTTACGATCAGGTTGATTATTGCAAACTGCTGGAATACCAACAGCAGGTTGAGCGTTGCTCTTCGTGCGGTGGCTTTGCAAACTTCTCAGGTATTTTTGGGTTCAACACTGGAAATTCCTGCAAAGGAAATTTCCCGACACCGGATGATGCCGAATACCTCTCTAGCCCCGCCTTGCCGATGGGTCATCATTACCAACCGCAAGCGTCAACAAACTCACCCAGAGGCAGGGCTAATCGCGGTGTGTGGGCATTGGAGAGGGGGCGCATCTACATTGCTCCGTGGCTACAAAGCACTGAGACGGTGATCGTGGAGTGGGATGGAATCAAGAGCGAGTGGGAAGACCTCGATATTGTTGATAGCAACCCCCAGCTAAAGCGAGCCGTTCGCTACTATGTGGCATGGAACCACGCAAAGGATTACGACCGGGATGACGTGGCTGCTGCGGCGGCTGAAAAAAGCTGGCGCATGGCCTTGAGTCAGTTGATGCGCGATTGCCGCGAAGAGACTCGGGTGCGTGGATGTGAAGGCAGCAACGCAAAGATGGCTGACATTCTGGTTGATGGGCGTCCGGCTCCCGCAACTCTTCAGAACCAGTCTCACGCAGAGCCTCCGAATGATAGCTGCCCTGAAGTTGCCACACCAATGTTCGACCCTCCTAGTGGAGAAATTGTCACATACCCGATATTTACAGTTATCACTTCGGCGACTGCTGGTGCTGCTATTTACTTCACGACTGACGGAACAACCCCTACACGGGCAAGCCAGCTATACACTTTACCGTTTCAGATTGCGTCTGGAACCCAGGTAAATGCGAAAGCGTTCCTTGGAGCGTGCCCATCATTGGAGAACTCTACTGACTATCTTAACGCGGACGATTTCTCAAGCCATAGTCCAACTTTGTCGGTTCTTTGCACTGATACAGATAAGTCTGGTCCTTGGTATGTGTTTCATCCAGACGGCAGCAAAGACATTAACTGGAACTTAGAATTTGCATTCCTTGAGGGTTCGATTGTTAAGCGGTTGGAGATGTATGAAACAGACGAAAATGGAATTTGGATGAGTGGAAGAAGTTGGGCAACAGAATTTACGATACACCCATTAAATCATGGTGCTTTCAATTCATATCCAATTGTTATTTATTCCACCGGGATACAGATAAATGATGCTTACACCTCTAACTTGAATCAAGTTGGAAGCGGCATGCATTCATGGGATCTATTTGGCGAGTCAGTGGGGGTTAGCAGCTCTGGAAGCCACTACAAGCTAATCATCTTTCTGACTGACGGAACAAAGTTCCACGCAACGCACTCAATAACTTGTGATGATAATATATGCAAGCAACTACCCGACGGAGGCCCTAACGCCGTAAACACAAATGCTTCATTTACCTTCATAGAGTTTGGGAACCAGCAAAAAGTGCAATTCACAATGGAATGCAATGGCGACGGGTGGCTTCTGGCGAATGCCACGTCAGCGGCAGGGATTGTCTTTTTGCCAACTGGATCGAAGATTGGTGACACAATTGCCCAATTCACAACATTTAATCTTGATGTAACAGTGGCCGGAGTCTTTTACAGTAAGTGTTTCAAAACGCCTCTTAAATGCCACGTTGATCCGACAACGACAACGACAACGACCTTGCCGCCTTGCACCGTTGAGATAACGGCCAGT